CGTAATGCTAAACCTAAAAATGAATCCGTTCAAGATACCTTCACAGACATAGCTGGATATGCTATAATAGGATTGATGTTACAAAAACAGACGTTCCAGCTTCCGTTACAGTTGGAGGAAAAAGATGGCAGTTAGAAAAGCCTTCAACCCAAAAGCCCATGCTCGTAGTGATGCCCCAGGTAAAAAAACCGTCATTAAGTATTTGAAAAGTATAGGTATTGAGGCCATAGAAAATCCTGATAAGTTTGGTATAGATGTGATTGTACCAGGGTCTGATGTGACCTACGAAGTTGAACAAAGAAGTATATGGGCAGAGAACTGGTTCTATTCTAGTGTCCATGTACCTGAACGTAAGAAGAAATTTATGCAAGATAAGATGGTTTATGCAGTAGTTAATAGGGATTGTACTAAGATTCTGTTTTGCCCTAGTGAAGTAATCAGAGAATATAAACCCATTGAAGTACCAAATAAGGCAGTAAGTAATGGGGAAGAATTTTATGATGTTCCCTTAAATAAATGGACTTTAAGGGAAGTATCAAATGAATAAGAAGAAAACTAAAGCAGAAAGAAAAGCTAAAAATATCCTAAAGAGTAAAAGGATTCGATTCAGAGAACAACAAAAACGGCATGAGAAAAACGTTAAACTAGGTAGGGTAGGCGGTAGAGCTTCTTATGCTATAGCTACCAATCGTGTAAAACAGTTGGGATATATGGACTTCAGTAAGCCAGATAATGAAGCGTGTATCTTAAGGGATGACATGGCTAAAGGTTTACGAGAAGAATGGGGTGGAGAGAAGTATCTACAAAATATGAAGGAGAATAAGAATGGTTAAAGTAAGTATGCATCTAGGATTTACCTTTAGGGTAGGAGAGCTATCAACTAATCAGTATGGACGTATAGACCTATCTATTGACCAAATTGATACTGAACTACCTGTAGATGAACAACTAGCAGAGGCTAGTTATACTGCTGACCAAGTGTGGGATGTGCTTCAGACTAAAGTAGATTCACAACTTGAGAATATTTTAGAACACAATGAATAATGAACTTGCTAGAGCAACAGTACTAGAGGCGGTTCTAGGTGAACGAGAAAGACAAGATTCATTATGGGGCAAACAAACACATCATCCTGACTATTGGTGGTATCTAATCGCTTCTGAAGAACATGGAGAAGTGGCTAAAGCCATTTATGAAAGGGACGGAGAAAATCTAATGACTGAGATTGTTCAAACTTGTGCAGTTTATTTTGCGTGGGCTGAAGCAATCTTAGAGAGGGCTAAGAATGACAACTGATTTTGAGGAACTGGATAGCTTATTAGAAGATATTCAGAATGCTCATAAAAAACTAAAGAAGATTTGGACTATGGGTGATGCTGATGGTTTAAACCTAGAAAAGATTTCGTTAGGACTACCAGCTTTAGATAGGCTTCTACATGGTGGTATCCCTAAGAAACGTATGACCTTGTTAACTGGGAAACCTAGTTGTGGTAAATCCTATCTAGCAACCCTGGCTTGTGCCCAAGTTCAAAAAGAGGGTGGATTAGTTGGTTGGATTGATGCGGAGTTATCTTGGGATAAAGATTGGGTAGCAACGTGTGGGTTAGACCCAAGTAGGGTACTATTAGCACAACCCTTTTCTGGCGAAGAAGCTATGGACGTATTGTCTGAGTGGTTAGATGGAATAGCTTTAGATGAAAAGGGTAAGAATAGAACCCCACCTGTAGATATAATCGTACTTGATAGTTTAGCTGCTTTAGCTCCTAAACAAGTACAGGAAGATGATTGGGAGAAAAGCCCTATGGCTTGGCAATCGAGATTCATTAATAGCAGCTTCCCTAGATTCTTCAATAAGATTCAAAACGGTTCTGCTTTTATTGCAATCAATCAAGAAAGAACTAGCATTGGTGGTTATAAACCATTACCCCCAGGTGGGTTAGCGCAACAGTTCTTTGCTCACCTAATGTTAGAAGTTCGTAAGGGGGATTGGTTACCTTCTGCGGGTTCTAAGGCGGGAGAAAGAGAAGGGTTTAATATGGTTGTAAGGATTAATAAAACTAAAGTAGGTGGATTAGTAGATGACCAAGTTACTGTTCCGTTTACTTTCAATGCTGGAGTACGAGAATACGAAGCTTTTATAGATGAAGCTTTATATACAGGGATACTCACTACAACTAGTAATGGACGTTATTCTTATAAGGATAACAGCTTTCATGGACGCATTAATTTAATGAAAGGCTTTCAGGATAATCCTGAATTATACGAGAAGTTAAAACAGGAAGTAGAAAATTATGCACCAACCCTATAAAGAAGATACAAAACAAGAACGATATTTAGCAGAAGCCTTAGAGAAATGTGGTTATTCTTTTGTGACGCAATGTGATTGGTTTGACCCATATATCGTGGATTTTTATCTTCCTGAATTATGTATGGTAATTGAAGCAGATGGGCATTATGGACATTCTAGGAAGCGTGATGTTAAAAGAGATATGGACTTAATGGCTGCTCCTATGGTAGAATATATATTACATATTAAGTCTAAATCTTTAAAGGACATTACAGATGAATTATGGCTGGCATTAAACAAATATCAGGCCGAAGAACTAGTAAACCAAGGAGCCGTAAGCAACCCACTAGTATAACTAATCAAGACAAATGGTTACTTAAAGCTCTAGATGCACATTTAGAGAGTGAAAACAATCCTCCAAGGGCTGGGGTCTTTCACCCTTCTCAAGTAGGGCAACCATGTGATAGGTTATTGTATCTAGGATATAATGGGCTGCTTACAGCTTATAAGATAGTTCCTAAACTAGCTCGTATATTTGGTTGTGGTTCTGCTTTAGAAGACCGTGTAGCCAAATATTTTATTGATATGGATGTTCTGATGGAACGGGAATGGTCAGTTGTTACTGATGAACCCCCAATATCAGGCCGTATAGACTTTATAATTGACCATGAAGAACATGGGCCAATGCCTATAGAATTGAAATCCATTAATAATGCAGGATTTAGCAAACTTACTTCATCACCCAAACCTGAACATCTCATACAGTTACAGCTATATTTAGCGTTGTGGCAAGGAGGGTTGCAATACCCAACAGAATATGGTACAGTTTTATATGAAAATAAGGATAACCAAGATTTAAAAGCCTTTCTTGTGAGATATGATAAACAGAAAGTAGATGCTATTTTCAATCGTTGTAGAGAAATAATGGCAATGGAAGCTTGCCCCTCTAAATGTGGGGGAGAAAAATGGTGTGCGTGTAAGAATATTAAGTAAATATTAGAGTACAATAATACCATGTTACCGTTAGGAGATTGACATGGATAAACGTATTCTTACCCCTGGATGGGCTGGTTCGTTGGAACCTGATGAAATTAAATTTGTTATTAAAGCATTAAAGCGTAGACCTGGGCTTAGAGTAAAGTGGGGATTTGATAGAGAAGCTAAAGAATTCCCTGTCAAAAAAGTCCAGCAAACAGCATCTATGCTAGAAAGAGAGGAAAGTATTGTTAGTTCAATTGAACAACAGGATTAAAGAAGAGATAATTAGTTTGAATATGCTTACACATTCTTTTGCAGAATTACGTAGTATGAATGTTGAAGAACTAAATGAAAAAGTGGCAGAATATAGTGTGTGGAAGATTCAACTAGAAGCTTTTGTAGGGCAGTTGAAATCTGAATCAACTTCTGCTAAACTTACTTATGAAGCAGGACTAGCTACTACTGGTTATGCTTTAGTAAAAGAATATGAAAAGCAGGGACTAAAACCCCCTGCCGAAAAAGTAAGAGAAGGTGAAGCTCTATCTACTAATAGAAACTTGAAAGATACCTATCAAACTTATATAGAAGCTCAAGCTCGATATGAAAGTATGTTGGGAAAACTGAATAGTATTACCACTGCTTATTTTAGTGTTCAAGAATATCGAACTTTGAAAACTAGTAGATAATGTACTTAGGATTAGATTGTTCATCTAAAGCTGTTCATGGAATCGTTATTGATGAACAAGAAAACATTCTTTTGCAACTTAAGTCTTACGGAACTGGGTCAGATTTTGATGCCAGATTTTCGGAAATATTCGCAAATTTTTCGCAAGACTTGAGTAAAATAACTATATTGTCTGGTGCTGCTGTAGAGGCAGCAATTTATATTCAGAACCCCAGGACTACTCTAGCTATTGCTTACGTTGTGGGTGGGGTACGGGTTGTTCTTCAGGAACACTCAATCCATAATGTCCTTGTAGATAATAGGTCTTGGAAGAAGGATGTTGTTGGAAAAGGTAATGCTAAAAAAGAAGATATAAAAACGTTTGCTATCGCTAAATGGGGCGAAGTATTTACAGAACAAGATTTTGCAGATGCAGCTTGCATAGCATTATGGTATAAAAGGAGAAGGCAAGATGGGACTACAAAGAGTTAATCAAGGTAAGATACGAGTAGACTTCATGGAACCAACAAAGAAGGTTCTTACTGAGGAAGATAAGTTACCTGAGGGTATGACTGAGGAAGATTTAAAAGAGAAGTATGCCAAACTTGTTTGGTGTGAATATTACGGATGTAAATGGAATCAACAGATTGGGGCAGAGCGTACTCTTAAAACAATTCTAAAGAATAGAGCATATACCCCATTTAAAGATGACCCTGGTATGAAGGGGTTGTGTGGCAGACCAGACGAGATTGCTATCCGCTTTAAGACTATTGTATCTGGAAGCCAAAAATATAAGGTTCCTGCATGTTTTACTTGTAATACTGGAATAAGTGGGCATGTAGATTTTACTAAATTCTTGCAACCTGATGGTTCTCCTTGGGGTGGTAACATTGATTCCCAGCATGTATCCGATTCAGGCTTTGGAGCCTTAGACCCAAATAGCCTGTACGGAGAGTAAAATGCCAAAAGTTATTCCTCAGGAAATTAAATTTAGAGGAATGGAATTATACTTAGCAGGGAATCTTTCTGCTAGGGAAATTGCAGAAACCCTGACAACTGAATATGATGTAGATGTGAAAACTCCTACCATTTATGCTTGGGCTAAAAAAGATGAGTGGGATAATCAGAAAGTTTTGGCAAAGACTCAAGGGATGCAACAATTAGCTGAAAGTGAAAGTCAGAGATATGCACGATTACAAGAAGACCACCTAAATCAATATGAAGATATTACTAAAAGAGCCTATAGAGAATTAGATGGTTTACATTTTGATAAAGCTATAGATGCTATTAGAGCCGTAGATTTAGGGATTCATGGTCAAAGAGAAGTTATGGAAGGTATGATAAATTTGCGGTTTGTGCAAGATGTTTTGAATGTTATACTAGAAGAAGTAACAGATGTAGATGCCATTAATAAGATTGCGCTAAGACTTAAAACATTGGTACAAGGAAAATAGATGCCTGAAGAAGTAACTAGTATAAACAACGCTATGAATCTCTTAGCTGAAGGTTTATTAACTGGCAAAGAAAAATTTAAAGTTGGCAGCTTTTGGGAATTTATTAGGGACATTTGGAGTCTCAGTTATGACCATCCTGAATATTTTCAAGCATGGCATGTTGGAGTTCTTGCAGAGGATATTGAGGAATGCGTGGAAGCTGGACTTAACTACTGTGCTGTATTACCCCGATTCCATTTTAAATCAACTATACTTGGACATGCTTTCTCAGTCTGGAGACTCTTAAAAGCTCCTAGAGATTGTTCTGTTCTTTATTTATCTTACAGTGATGGCATGGCTCGTTATCATATTTCCGAAATAAATAAAACAATCACTAGAAATCCTGTTCTTTCAGAGATATTAGTAAATAGGTCACCTAAAGCTGATTTTTCTGCTAGATTTTATAAAGACAAACAACCTATGGAAATAATGCATGGGGGTCTTTTTTCATTTAAGAGAGGTCTGCATGTGAATGGTGCGTTGATTGCAGACGATGTGTTGCGTGACCCTGAGAATCCTTTAAACATTGGACAGATAACTAAAGTGGAAGACCACTTCATGACTGAATCTTTGTTTATTCCTTTGAGGGGCGTACCAGTTATAGTGCTTGGAACTCCCATGATGCCTGGAGATTTATTAACTAAGTTAAAAGATGACAGTCGTTTTAAGTATAGAATTCTTCCTGCCCTAGACCCTGCTCCTGGTCGTAGGGTGTTAATGCCAGAATTATATAATGAAGAGTGGCTACTACAGCAACAAGAAGCTAGGCCAAAATCCTTTGCCTCTGAGTTTATGCTAGTTCCTCATTTTTCTACTGAGTCTTATTTTAATGAAGAAGACATTACTAAGTGTGAAGACAGTACTTTGCGTATTCATCCTACTACTAAACCTTATAATGATAGACTTCCTGCTGACCAAATCTTTGCGGGATTTGATGTGGGGAAGAAACGTCACCCATCTCATTTAGTAATCTTTAAGAAATCGGGAGATAGGGTTGACCAAATTCATTCTTCCTTTTTAGATGGGTGGTCATACTCTGACCAAATAGCATTTCTAAATGAGGTGGCTGAAACATTTGACATTTCTAAAGGATACATAGATAATACTAGAGGAGAACTTGAAGATAGAGGATTAGATGCTAGATGGCATGGTCTTCATTTCACCTTAAAGAATAAGAATACTATGGCTCAGATTTTTGAGGAATGGGTACATAGTGGTCGATTGCATTTAATAAAGGATGAAAGGCAACGTCAACAAATTTTATCTGTAAGTAATGAATTGAAAGCTCCTGAAACTCCTATGGGTCATGGGGACGCTTTCTTTTCTATATCATTAGCATTGTTGGCTTGCCATGAAACTGCTTATAAATTTACTGATTTAGGTAATGCCGCTGATTGGTTTTCGGCTGTAAGCCCTGGAGAACAGAGAAGCGATACAACTGAAGAAGAGAATAAGGTAAAAAAATTACAAGAAGCTATTCTAGATAAACTAAAAACAACTGAGGTATCCTTAACGGAGAGAGAACAAGTTGCACCTAATCCGTTCTGTAAAGAAGCTATGTGTACTCCCTCCTTTTGGGTAAAAGAACGAAATTTGTGTATATATTGTGGACATAGAGGATAAGGAGATTAAAATGACATTGTTGACAGAACAAGCCGAAATTATTGCCAAGAGCCGATACTACCTAAAAAATTCTGAGGGAGCTATTGTTGAAGATGATGCAGCCCTATTTCATAGGGTAGCTACTGCTATCGCTTCTATAGAAAAAATGTATGGTACTTTAGATATGGAGATAGAATTACTAACCGAAGAATTTACTTCTATTATGAGTAAGTTAGAATTCTTACCCAACTCTCCTACTTTAATGAATGCTGGAACGGCTCAAGGTACTTTAAGTGCTTGTTTTGTATTACCTATTGTGGATAGTATGGAAGGTATTATGAAAGCTGCGACTGATGCTGCTATGGTACAGAAATTTGGTGGTGGTACAGGCTTCTCTCTTTCTAAGATAAGACCTAAGAACGCTCCTATTTCTACGACTCATGGCAAAGCGTGTGGCCCAATAGAAGTATTGAAAACCCTCTCTAGAGTATCTAGTATGATTACTCAAGGCGGGAAGAGGGATGGGGCAAACATGGCTGTGATGAGTGTTTATCACCCTGACATATTAGAGTTCATTGACTGTAAGCGGGTAGAAGGTGATATACATAACTTTAATATCTCTGTTGGTGTAGACAGTGCATTTATGCAATGTGTTCGTGACAACTCATCTTATAGTTTATTGAATCCTCATAACGGTTTTATAGCTGGTGAACTAGATGCTAGGACTGTATTCCTTAAAATTATTGAGGGAGCATGGGGAAATGGTGAACCTGGGGTTGTGTTCCTAGATACTATTAATAAAGATAACAAAGTATCTAAGGTATTTGGTGATATTACTGCCACTAATCCTTGTGGAGAACAGCCTCTATTAGACTATGAGAGTTGTAATCTAGGTTCTATTAATCTTGCTAAATTCTATAATGAGGAAGAGAATAGTATTGATTGGGAAAGATTGCGCCATACTGTGCATTTAGCTGTACGTTTCTTGGATAATGTAGTTGATGCTAATGATTATGCAGTTCCCGCTATTAAAGAAATGACTCAAGCTACTCGTAAGATTGGACTAGGAGTTATGGGATTCGCTGATTTGCTTATTCAATTGGGTATTCCCTATGATACAGAAGAAGGCATAAGTTTAGGTAGCAACCTAATGAAGTTTATTAATGATTCTTCTAACATTGCTTCCTTGGCTTTGGGTGCCATTAGAGGAGAATTTCCTGCGTGGCAAGAAAGTGACTACCTTGTGCATGAAAATTATAGGAATGCTTGCCGTTTAACTGTGGCTCCCACTGGAACCATTTCTATGTTGGCTGATACTTCTAATGGTATTGAGCCTATATTTGCGTTAGTATGGAAGAAGCAGAATATTTTGGAAGGCAAATCTTTGTACTTTGTAAATAAATATTTTGAACGTGATGCCCAAGAGTTTGGATTCTATTCTGAAGACCTCATGGATTATCTAGCAGAGGGTGGAAGTTTACAAGATAGGGACGATGTACCAGATATATTTAAGGAATTGTATGTAACCTCTGAAGATATTTCTCATGAATATCATGTGAAAATGCAATCTGCTTTCCAAGAATATTGTGATTCGGGCATTTCTAAAACAATTAATCTATCTTCTGAAGCTTCTAAAGAAGACGTATATAGTGCTTATATGTTAGCTTGGGAGAGTGGATGCAAAGGAATTACAGTATATCGTTCAGGAAGTAGGCAACAAGAAGTATTGGTGAGTGGACATGCACCAGCCCCTCAATATAAATGCTGTGATTCACCACTCATAATTATGACAGATGGGTGTGAAACATGCAAAAGCTGTGGTTGGAGTGCTTGTGCGGTTGCATAATTAACTGTATAATGCTAGTATAATAAAGGTTAGGAGAGGTTTGTTATGCCTATTGGTAATTTATTGCAGGGTAGAGAGCAGCAGTATGTAGCTAATCAAGACGATAAAGGTACATGGCGTGTACTTGATACATGGCATGAAGCTCTTAAAAACTTGCAGCCTGATGATGATATTGAGGATGATAATGCTGCATTAACTATTTTAACTGAAGGAGCTTTTATAGCTTTAATTAAAGAAGCAGCAAGAACTGGCACATTAGAAAATGCTTCTTTTAATATAGAGGCAGGAGAACCAGACGAAACAATAGTTAATGAATTGAAACAACAGGTAACTGAACTTCAATCTCAATTAAATGTAGGACAACAAGAAGTACTATTTTCTAAAAAATCCTTAAAAGAAACTGCAATGGAGCATATAGTTAGATTAGCCGCAATGGATGATATGAATAGCTTATCTAAATAATGAGGCACTAAATGAAGTTAGCTGAATATTTGCCAGAAGTTCCTGTTATAGCACAACAAATGTCTAATCTGAATCAACAGATTAACATGTTGGAACTGATGAAAGGCACTGGAGATACAGGTCAAGCTCCTACTTTTGGAATTGACCATGTAGTTAATACATGGGTACGCCATCAGATGGCTTACCGTCAACAGTTAGTGATGGACTTACAGACTATTTCTATGTCTGTGGAAGAGATACGTGGCCCTCTAGGGCACATCACTGGTGAGGTATTTAGGCGTGGTATTACTTGGGAACCTATGGTCGAGAATCCAGACCATGCTCAACGGGAACGCTTTGAATCATTCATGGATGATTGTAATCCATTTGACCAATCATTAGAGGAAGTCCTCAGGCAATTCCATTATGATGTAAATACTATAGATGATGGTTTTCTTTATTTCGCTAAAGAATATAAAGATATGGGGAATAGTTCGGCTAATTCTAGAGTAACTGAGATACGCAGACTGAATCCTGCTTTGGTAGAATTTGATTTGGACAATGCTGGATTGCCTAAGAACGCCCATTTTCTTTGCCCTATTCATAGAGATGTTCTGGATACTCCTGGGGAATGTGAGAGGGCTGATTGTGACCAAACGACTTTGCCAGCGATGTATAAATACTATCATCGTAATAGGCATATGTATTTATTTGATAATGAAGTGATACACGTTTCTAAGTTTTCCCCTTCTGAAACTTATGGTTGGAGTCCTCTTCTTACGGTGTTTGAAAAAGCTTTAACTCTCGTAGGAATGGATAAGAATATCTATAGATACTTCTTTGAACGTAAGATGCCAGCTAGTATGGTTATGGTAACTACTGATGACCCTGAGAGTCTACGTAGAGAGCGTGAACATATAGCAGCCCAAGTTAGACTAGACCCTAACTATATTCCTATGATAGCGGTATCATCTAGGAATCAAAGGGGTAGAGTTGATATGATTAGGTTGTTCCATACGTTACAGGAAATGGATTATTTACCTGTTAGAGAAGAGATTAGGGAACGTGTAGCTGCTATGTGGGGTGTGACTCCTGCATGGCAAGGCGCACCTGAAGCGTTTGGTGGCATGTCTACTCAAACTCAACAGTTAGTAGTTATGAGTCGTGTAGTAGAAGGTGACCAA